GCAAAATTGGAGAAACCATAATTCGAAACATAGTATCGTTTCTTTTCAGTTAACGAAAGAGCATTGTTGATAGTGTTCATAAACTTTTCCAGTTCAGGTTCACCTTTCAATGCCACTTTGGTCATGCTGATAATCTTGTTTGAAATCTTCAGTTTTCGACTTGATGCTTCTGGCGGAACAATTTCACCAACAATATTCTCAACATAAGTCTTCAAGTCTTCATATGGTTTGCCATGCATCATTGGCAAGAAATCAGAATCAGTTAGACCTTTGAATCTCAAATATGGTTTCATGCCATCATATTGAGAAGATGCCTTACTAGAACCATAAAGGCTTGTTGTTTCAAACATACAAGTATTCATATCATACTTCTTGTTCAACTGTTCACGAACCCAATGCGAGCAACAGATACTTGCAAGTAACTTTCCGCCAAGATAATTGAAACCAAAAGGTTGCGATGGCACAATCACAAAGCCCATGACTGTAGTGTTATTAAAAGACTTTGCTGATTGTGGTGTTTGCGTGAAGACACCTTCAAGAAGTTCATTTCTTGGTTTCATATTGATGACTGGCGAACCAAGGCGGATGAAACCAACCCACTTCTTTGTGTTCTTTTCAAGAACTGCCAATCGAAAACAACGACCAGGAATACTAGTCATATTTGAATGTGAAGAAATCATATTCAAATAAATGTCCCAAGTATCTTGAGGCAATTCGACCAGTTCAAAGTCCATGTCATTTGGATGCATGGTGAAATCTGAAAACAAATCATCTTCAGGTCCCATGCCAGGCAAGGTAACAGGTCTACTCGAAAGAGAGTTTAGTTTTTGGTCACGAATGTAATCATCGATTCGTTCAAACCGATCAAAGTAATTTGAAAAGACTTCAGCACAATGAAGTGCTTGTTCTTTAGTTAGTTTCATACTTTGAAACCTTCAAACTTTCGATTGAATTTACCTTCACGATTACCAAATGTGTTCAGAGGCGGAGTGTCCTCAACTTGACCCGAATCTACAATGCCTGTTTGTGCCAGTTGTTCAACATCATAGAGTTTCATCTTTGCACGATCAACACCAACGACAAATCGTTTGTTAGAATTTGGATCAGCAAAACGATTCTTCAATTGTTTCACCATGATTTGATTCAACTGTTCTAGTTCTTCAGTCGAAATCAAAGCAAACATAAAGTCGGCAGTTGCAGGCAGACCAAACGATTCTGAAGTATCTTCAAGACCAGGATCAGAGTTAGTGAAACCAGACCGTGTTGTTTGTGTTGCAGAAACAATTGGCAGATTAAACTCAACAGCAAGACCACGAAGTTCTTCAGCAATTGCCTTGATATACGAATATGAATTCACATTCGCACCAGGTTTGATACGAGAAGAAGAACAGATGTTCAAATAATCAATAAAGATAATCTGAGGCACAAAGTTCTTTTTCAGATGCAATTCATTCAACAAGGCACGGAAGTGCATTGCGTTAGCTGCAGCAGTCGGATACTCTTTGATAATCAACTTGCCATGCGTCTTTGTTCGAAGTGATTCAAATTTGCGGTCGTATTCCAACTTTGTCATTGTGTGAAGATCGTTCATTGTCACATTCAAAAGATTGGCATCGATACGCTCAGCGATTCGTTCTTCGGCCATTTCAAGTGTGATATACAGAACATTCTGGCCTTGTGACAAACAAGATGCAGCCACATGACACATAAACATGGACTTACCAACACCAGTGCCAGCCAAACAAATGCTGAGTGTTTTGTTTGGCAAACCACCCTTGGTGATTGTGTTGAAAAGTTCTAGATCGAATGGAATTCTAGTCTCTTGTCGATGATAGAATTCGAATCGGGAGTCGTAGTCATTAATATAATCGTGACCAATATGAGAATCAAAAGAAACACCGAGCGCATTTGAAAGTAACTTAGGAATTTCGCCTTTGTTTTTATTAGTATTGTTGGAATCCAGAATTGAAACAGATTCCATAATCGCATTATAGATTGCCTTGTCTTGGCAGAACTTTTCAGTTTGTTCAATCAACCATTGAATTTCAGTTGGTTCATTTTTGTTTTGATTGATTTCATCAAGTAGACCAATGGTGTTTTTAACTTCTTGTTCAGTCAAAGACCTTGAATCATTCAGTTCAATTACAAGTGATTCATAAGTTGGCAAATTCTTATATTTGTTAACAAATTCTGAAACGAACTTGAAAAGATTTTTATCCTTGTTGTCAGAAAAATATTCTGGTTGTATAAATGGCAATACTTTGCGTGTATAGTCCTCAGAAAAAATCAGGTTTTTCAGAATTGTTGTTTCTAGTCTCATCTTCAATCTTAGCCATTAAAATTTGGGTCAACAGGTCACCCATTATTGTATGAAATTTTTCATTCTTATTCAAGTCATCTATGTCATGTTCACCTGGATGAACAATAGTATAACCGAAACTCAAACGAGCAATTTCACCTTCTTCAATTACTCCTGCCTTTTCATAATTGAAAAGAACACCTCTGAATTCTGGCATCAGTAATTCGATGCCAGTTATGTCAGTATTGTTGAAGTCTATGAAGTGGTAATCTTTACCTTCTTCAAGCATCTTCGGCTTCTTCCACCACTTCAGCTTGTCCCATAATGCTGCCATAAGTGATTTCATATTTCTTCCTCACGAATTCTTGGAATGATTCATTTTCAACAACTTCAGTCCAAAATTCTGCGGTTTGAGTGTCGTTGTATCTCACTTTGTTGCCAACTTCACCAGTGTCTTGGCTTACTTTTGCATACCAACCATTGGAAGGTTTGACCACATGGCCGGATTCAAGTGCAATGTCAAGTAGACCAGACCACTTGTTAATGCCACCGTCAAAAGATACATTGACAGGAATTTTAGATTTTTCTTTGACATAACGAGATTTCTCTACATTGATAATAAAGTTATAACCAGTAATCTCGGTGCCATCTTTTTCTTGTTGACGGCCGAGAATGTAAATGTTGTCAGCAGAATAATAAGAACCTGTGCCGCCTCCAACAATATCTTTCGGGAACATACCAATCTCTTTGTAAGTATGATTCACAACCACCATTGGAATGTCTTTAAGTGTGAGGTGTGGTGTTACCATACGAAACAAACTCTTGACCTGCTTTGCACGACTCATATCAGCAACAGACTTACCTTCAAGAGCATCTTCAACTTCTTTCTTAGATGCCAAATTACCAATCGAATCAAGGACAATAATCACTTTGTCGCCACGATTAATTTCTTGAAGCTGTTGCATGATATCAAACTTCAACTGTTCAATATCAGTCAAAGGTGTATGCACAACTCTTTCCATATCAATATCAAATGTTTCAAAGTATTTGATTGGTGTGCCAAATTCTGAATCATAGAACAAGAGCGCAGCATCAGGATATTTGTCCATGTATGCCTTAGCCATCAACAGACTGAATGCAGTCTTAAAGTGTTTCGATGGACCTGCCCACATTGTAAGGCCGGGTGTAAAACCACCATTGAGACTGCCAGAAAATGCTACATTCACCATCGGCACTGGTGTAGTAATTTGATCCTTCTCATTGAAGAATTTAGATTTGGAAAGAATTGCCGTATCTTTAATTGTGGAATTCTTCTTCAGTTTTTCAAGTATGCTCATTTGTTTCTCCAAGTTTTATATAAACGATTTGATCTTTAGATATCAATTCTATACTATCATTATGTTGTTTGTCAAGGCGTGGTTTTCGATTTCGCCATGTTTGATTCGCCGCAATCAACAGAAGAATTGCCAATGGATCAAAAACAAATATAATAACTAAAATTACGAGGCGTACAGCCTTATCTATAAGGTTTTCATCATTTGTATTGTAGAACAACTCGGCGACATATTTGATAGGACCAATTTCTGCCGCCAATTTGTTCTCTTCAGTTAATAGTGGCAATTTTTCTTTTGTAATTTTTGCCAATTCATTTTGTGTGTTTCGTATTTCTCGGTCAAGCCTAGCAGTATTCTTACTTGGGTCTTCTGATTGCTTCAACAAATATGTTAAACGGTCTTTAGCAATTTTTTCTTGTGCAGATAAAATTTGTAATTGTACATTGTTTTGGCCGAAAACAACATTTGACTCTAAGTGGGCTTTAGATAAGAAACCAAAAATACCCATACTGGTAATCAACATCAAAAGAACAATTGCTGCAATGAAATAATATCTCATTACACTAACTGTTTCTTTCCAATTATTATATAGCCATGAAACTGTTACAAGTTTTGCGAGTTCTAATGTAGAACCCATAATAATAATTGGCCAAAAAGAACCAGGAAATATTTGCGCTAAACCAATCACCGAATAAAATGCGGCGATAGCCGATAAAGCTATCGCCGTTATAAAAGGTAATATTGCTTGTATCATGCAAAGAAGCTTTCTAGCGAATTCTCCTTCTCAACTCTCCAGTTAATACAATCAAGTATAATCTTCATCGGTTCGATGAATGTTTTTTCAAACTGCATTTCGTAATCAATGTATTCTTGCAGACCAAATTCTTTTGGCAATCGGACTGGAAATGAGATTACAGAATCTTTGAGTGGATTCGGCATCTTCAAGTATGTGAATTTCAACTTTTCACCCTCTTTAATCAGAGGATATTTCTTTATGAGATTCTTTTCTGCCAAAAGATGGTTATAAAGAATCGCACCCTTCACATGAATTGGTGTGCCCTTCTTATATAGGGCGGAAGAATCAGAATACTCCCGAATGCCATTGACGCCACGGGGAAATGAAATATCTTCAGGTGGCAATTTCTTAAATTCTTCACGCAGGTTAAAAATGAAATCTTGAACAGTTGCTTCATCGGTGTTGATGACTAGAGAGATAGCCTCTTTCATCTTTTCACGAATGATAGCAGGCGTTGAAGACTTCACCACTTCAAGACCCATAATCTTCATGTCAGGCTCATCATACTGAACGCCTTCGTTGTTGAAGACATTGAGAACATAGCGTTTCTTGGCCGTCCAGAATCCTTTATTCGAAAGACCTTCACGCTTCATTCTCATCTTTTGGGCATACGCATTAACATACGTAGCAAGCTCCTGATAGCTCTCATTAATATAAGGTTGAATCTTATCTTCACAGACACGATCCATGAAGGCGATAACTTTAGCAGTCTCCGGTGTGCCAGTATACACTTTGTCAATGAGCTCACCAAGGCGGAGATAAATCGAATCTGTATCAGAGGCGATAACATAATCTTGTCCGTTCGTTTTCAATAGTTTATTCATGTAAGAATTAATCTTATTTTCAATCCAACGAATGGACAATTGACCTGCTTGAGTCACACCGAGGGCCATTCTCAAATCGTAAAAACGAAAGTATTGAGAACCCAAAGCACCATAAGCTGAATTCAGCGAAACCTTCTTTGCAAGTTGCAGGTTATTATAACGAGCAACTAGTTTTCCAATTTCTTCTTTCTTAACAGGATTTTTCTCATCGATATATTCCTGTTTACATTTCAACATCAACTTCTTAAACTTCTTCCGATCTTCATACATTTCTTCAAGCATTTTTGGCAAAAAGCCTTGAATATCGGTTCTAAAGTATTGACCATTTGGCGTGAGTGTCATCTGAAGATTGTTCAGAATATTTGTGTTCAAACTTTTGGTCAATAAATTTTCAACATTTGTATCCAAAGACAGTTGACGCATTTCAGAAGTGTAGTTTTGCGGCTCAACCAATGTCTCTGGTGAAATGTTGTACATCATCATCAAGTGTGGATACAGGCTGTCTAGGTCGAACGAAGCAACCCAATCATGCATACCAACCTGAGGATCTTTTACATATGCGCCTTCAAACGCTGAATCTTTTCTTTGAATCTCTTTCGGCGGAACAATAATACCCTTTTCTAGCAAATATGCGTAGATAAGAGAATCCCACATACGAGTCTGAGCAAACACATCTTCATAGTTTGTTTTCGTATCGTAAGCAAGAGTCAAAGCAAGTTCAATAAGTTTTAGTTTGTCTTCAAGTTTAACGACAAGTTCCACATCTTTGATGTTATACTCAATAAATTTTTGATAGTTGAGTTTATACAATTGGTGCAAGTTGTCGTATTCGTCATAAGAGATTTTTGTTTCATTTAGTTCTACACCTGCAATATGATTTAACGAATAAGATTCTTGTGACTTACCGGCAGGAGCATACCATCGATACATTTCAATGTAATCAAGCGCAGCAATGCCAGTCATATTGTAAACTTTCTTTTGTTGGCCTTTGTGTACGAAATTTCTTTCCCACACATTATTCCACGGTGAAAGTTTCTTTGTTTCGTCTTCGCCAAGAATGCGATTGAAACGATTAACAAGATACGGAATATCGAAGTAGTCAATGTTCCAACCAGAAACTACATCAGGATAATTATCTTGCCAATCTTTCAGAAAAGTTTTGCAAAGTGTCCATTCATCTTTACATTGGACATAGTTCTCATTGCCTTGTTTTTCATACTCGCCACAACCATAAACAGTAATGCCGCCATTCAATTGACGAACAGCAATTGCTGTGATTGGTTCTGTTGCCTTATACGGATCAGGAAAACCATTGTCTGAACCAACCTCAATATCAATGATTACAATTGAAAGTTCTGAAATATCCCATTCGATTTGGCCACGATGTTCATCAGCAATATAAGCATATTCAAACCGATCATTGCCATAGATTTTAAAGTTTTCTACTTCTTCATATCGCTTAACAAAGTCACGAGCTTCACGAATTGTTTCAAAACGCTTTGCTTCTAGATTTTCACCAAATAGAGTTTTCCATCCTGTATTTTTATTAGAAGGCAAAAACAAAGTCGGCGAGTATTCAATTTTCTTCTTGACTCGCCGACCGTTGTTTACACCTCGATACAGAATGTTATTGCCTTGTACGGAAATGTTCGTATAATATTTCATCCTTGCAGTATATCACAACTTTGGAAGAGTTGAGGCAATTTGAATGCGGCTGAAAACTTGCCGATAATTATCTTCAAGTTCACTCACTGGTGTACTCAACATCAATACATTTTCCATTGAGACTTTGAAACCAGTTTTGAACTCTTCAGCATACTCAACAAAAGGAACAAACATGATGCCAGATCCCTCTTTTGTTGGTTGTGTAACTACCTGAAGTGGTTCTTTCAAGGTAATTGTGGTGTCATCAATACAATCTACATCAGCAATGATTGTATGATTAGTTTTAAATGTTACAAGTTTAATTGTCATTGTGTGCTCACTTCCATTTCAGCGGGAAAAACTCCCAATGTAACCCATCGCTTCGGAAATAGCATTTCCCGTCCTTCAAAGTCCCTCATATCATAATTTGGATCGGCCACAAAGCCAATCACTTCAACCATGTTATCATACTCCCTCAAAGCGAGGTCGTACTTTTCAGCACGAGGCAGTTTGTATTCAAAAGCCATCTTCTTTGCAATTTCACGAACGTTCATATTTTTCTCCCATCAAACGAACTTACTAAAATCAGGTGCTTGCCAGTTTTCTGGCTTCATTACTTTACCGTCTTCTCTTTTGAGAACTTTTTTTGTTGCAGGATCAATCTTCCTTAGATTACTTAGTGCGCCTTCATCCCAAATTTTATTAGGATTCCAACCTCTAGACAACATGTAACCAACAATAACCCACATCATATCAAAACAAGCATCAGCAGTTTCAACATTATCAAAGTTCTTTCGAGCCTCTAGAAACTCTTCGTATTCTTCTTTGATAAGTTTTTCATACAGTTCAGCTTGTTTGAAATTGGGAGTTGTGGTCGATTGACCAGCAGCAACCATAAATTCTTCAACATCTTTAAACACACTCATTTTCAAGTTCTTTTCAGTAGTTCAGATTGATAAGTTCTTTGTCTCAGTTCAGACGAACTAAAACGATGCTTGCGAGAGTTATACCAAATTTTGATACCACGGTCCTCACAAATCTCTTTGCCTGTAAAGTCTTTGCCTTCATATTCTTCACCAATAATTCTCATTGTGATTGGCATAAACATCAACAAATCTTCAAGGTCTTTTTCGGTATCATAAACAACAATTTCATCTACAAACTTCACAGCAGAAAGTTGTACATACCTTTCTACGATGGATTGTACTGGTTTGTTTTTGGTACCAGGTCTATCGACTGTTGGATCACTTTGTAAACCAACAATCAAATAGTCACATATTGTTTTTGCTTCAGCCAGCATGAGAATATGTCCGGCATGAAGCAAATCAAATGTTGAACAGGTGAAACCAATAGGTTTACCAATCATATCATCAGGTAAAATTAACATAACAACTCCAAATTATTTAATAATTGTTGGGAGCAATCGGAAATTTTCGTATGATAATCGCATTAGTATCACTTTCTAAGTAACAATCCAATATATCACCTTCTTTCCATCCCATTTGTTCCATTAGTTCTGGCGGTATTTCTACAAGTGCATCACCATTCTCTAAAATTTCAAGCACTTGACTTGTGTATACTTTATTAGACATTGTTCACATCCAATTTACATTTCTTTAAAAATTCTATGCCATCATCAGTGCGATAGGCATTGCGATAGTAAACAGAATTGATGCCACTCTGATAGATAAGTTTCGCACAATCAAGGCAAGGCGCATGTGTGATAAACATTGTTGCACCATCACCAGATTCGGTTGATTTGGCTAACTTAGCAATTGCATTTGTTTCAGCGTGCAAAACTTCTGGCTTTGTTTTGAGAACATAGTTTCCTAAATGATCAGCATCTGCATGTTCACAATCATTGTCCCAACCAGAAGGCATACCATTGTAACCAATAGAAATAATTCTATCATCTTTGACAACAATAGCACCGACATGCAATCTACGAGCTGAAGAAAGTTCTGCGAACACTTCAGCCGTTTTCATATACGCATCAATAAACTTTTGTTTCATATCAAATTTTAACACATAATGGCAGAAAAGGTTTTTCCGATTCAAGCGGTCTTTCATATCCAATATAACCACGAGGATTACACAAAACACGAGTCGAACCCATCATGTAATCAAACTTACGATGGGTGCGACCATGTGTCCAAACTTTAATTTGTGGATGACTCGAAATAAATTCGCTCAAGTTTGAAGCATAAGCACCACAAACAACTGGGTTGTTTCTATAAGCTGGTCTCACGGATTGTATAGACGGGCCATGATGACTCACAACAACAAATTTACTTTTAGGTTTTTTCGCAATAGTTTTACGAATAAATTCTAAAAAAAGTTTATGTTCATCAACAGAATCTTTTGCTGTAAATGTTTTATTAGAATTACGAATAAGTCCCTTATAGTCATACATAAGAAGTGAGATCACATCTATTACTCCGGGATCTTCTTGATACATATCGGTCCAAAGAGTACCGCCGATAAAAGTTACACCTTTGATTGTCACAGTTTCTTTTTCTAGAAGGTGTATAGAAAGCATGTCACATACTTTACGAAGTAAACCGTAAGACTGAGTGAAATCACCGCCATAGTGCTCAGCATTTCCCATAATGTAAATTACATGTTCATATTCTTTTTTACAATTAACAAGAAATTGTATAAATCTTTTTGTAAAGAAATTATCATGCACAGTCAAATAGGAAGCTGACATAATATCTCCAGACAAAATTAAAACATCCGCTTTTTCTGGATTTACAGGATACCAATCACCAAACTCAAGATGTATATCAGACACCAGCGAAATTTTCATACAGTTTTGTACAGTTACATTATAAAGAAACTCAAGGGAGAGTCAAGCTCTCCCTCTCATTTATGCCGCCTTTTCTTCTTGTAGAAGTTGTGGCTTAAATGATTCTAGATTACCACCAATTTCAATCTTGCGTGGCTTCTTATGGTCAGGAATAACATTCTCTAGACCAATTCGAAGAATGCCGTCTTTGAACTCGGCACCACGAACTTCGATTGTATCAGCGACCGTAAAAGACTTAGTGAAAGAACGAGTACCAATACCACGATGAACATAATTTAGGTTGGTTTCTTTTTCTTTCTTTTCGCCTTTGACCACTAGGTTTCCATCCTCAATCAAAACATCAATTTCATCTTTTGCAAAACCAGCAACTGCCAGTTCTACAACATAACGATTGTCATCTAGTTTAATGATATTATGTGGAGGAAAATTACCAGCCTTGGATTGATCATCTTTTAGAAGACGCTCAACATCATTAAAAAATCTTTCAAAACCAAGTGTGGTGTGGTGAAGTGGGCGAAAGTTACCAAGAGGTACATAAGTCATAGTTTTCTCCTTATTAAGCAAGTTAATGAAAAATGCCAACCCATTAGGCGTTGGCACCGGTGGATATTTTACTAGCCTTCGCCGGCATGCTAGTCCCATCCCGAGGGATAATTCTATTTATTCAGAACCTCAAATGCTTTTCGGTTAACAAGGTATTTTCTGTTTGGGTTATCTTCTTTGTAAACATAGATGAATTCAATTCCATCCTTGTCTACCACCTCATTATAATTATCGGTAAAAACAATCTCCCCTGTATAGAGATTTTTCAACCTCACGATTTTGGTTTTCATGGTAATTACTCAACTCTCTTTTTTCCTATCGTATACTTACTTACAAGTTCCCAATCGTCTTTTTCTTTGTAAGCTATAATCTTAATTTGATGCAATGGTGCTAAATTGTTTTGAATCTTTTCTTTTTCGTCTTTAAGAATCTTTAACAAACCCCATTCTTCTAAGAGATTTGCAATGGCATTTCTTCGTTGTATATCGTTTTCTGTGATAGTAGAAGGTTTTCCATCTAATGCAAATAACTCTTTGAAGTGTAGAATTACATAGCGTCCCTGTTTGTGTAAAATGTGGCAGGATTGATACAACACTTTTTCTT